GTCCAATGAAGGCGATGCCGCCACCCCTGTTCCACGTCACCGCAAGCGCGAAGCCGTTGAACAGTTCGAGATCCAAGACGAACTTTTGCGTCAAGTCGTTGAGGTCATCGTCTTCGTTGACGTCAGCCATGAACGCCTCCGCCTTTGCCTGTTGCGCAACGGTGGTCTTATCCGCATCCACTGCCCAGCCTTTGCCGGAGATGTAGTTGCACTTGCCGTTGACGATTGCGTTGTGCTTCGCGCTTTTCTTGTATATGTCGAGCAAATAATACGGGTAGTCGTTCATCTCCCCGAAGGTATACAGGTCGTTAGCCTTGCTTTGCAGCATCAAAGGGTAGCGATAGTCCGCCTGTGGGATGAAGCTAAAATTCAGTTTAGTCATAAGAAACGTAGTCGATCGTGTTTGTTGTACTCGTGAAACTGCCCTCCGTCGTTTCAATCATCGCCAATCCTGTTTCAAGGACACGCGGATTCGTCGTAGGTAGCAGGAAGCGACGCATAGCACGCGTATAGCGGTTGGAGGTGTTGCCTTTGCTGTGCGTGCCTTGGTTGCCGTTATTCATGTCAACCGTGAACGCCTGCGTCGCTGATGCCTGCGTCGATGACCAATAGGTGTGGTTTGCGAAGCTGCCAAGACCATCGCTGGCTAACTCCGTCCACATCATTCCTAACTCCTCCAGGGACGGCAGAAACCAGTCGCTAAAGTTGTTCAGCACCAAGTCATTGGCAAGCCTCGCGGCTATGCCTGCTGTTGCGCAACCTGCGACAATTGATGCCGTGTTGACAATGCCTTGACCAATTGCTTCGGGTGTTAGCCCTTCGGGTATCAGCGTCCCTTGACACCCCCACTCTGCGTTGCTCGACTGATTCACTGCCGCGGAGATGTAGGCATAGCCGCCATCGGTAAACGTGTATAGTCCGCCTTGCACGAAGTCACCAGCAGCGTAGGTTGTCGGGTTCTCCGTGACCTCGTAGCGATACTGCCCTTTGTCCAATGCGCCCAACGTGAAGGCGAATTTGTCGTACCTGCTTTCATACGATGACAGGTTATCAACGGCGTTCAAGAAGATGTCCGTAGCATCAAGCGTCGCAAGGTTGGTCAGCCGCAACCGATACACTGTCGCGCTGTTCGCTCGCTCCGTCCACGTCACCGCTATCGTGTTGCTCTGGCTCGCCTTGAGGTATAGCATGAAGTTCTTTTATTGAAATATCCCTCGCCACGTTTTTGTACAAATTGAACCTGCGTCTGGTGATTTCATCAATGTCAAATCGCTTCTGCATCTTCGCCGTCAGCCTGTCCGCCATCTCACGCGCCATCGCTGGCTCGTTGATCATAGCCTTCATCGACTTGTACCACTTCTTCGGTTGCTTTTCGTCGACCAATACGCCATCCCAGCCGTCGGTGATGCAGTCGGCATACATGCAGACGTTGCTGGCGATGATTGCCTTGTTCATCCATGCGGCCTCGGTGACCTTCAACTCCGACTTCAACCTGTTGAACTTATTGTCGCGAAGCGGCGCAAGCGCAACGTCAATGAAGTTGTAGCCGCCAACGTAGCTGTAAATATCCGCCGCCTGTATGCGTCCGTAGTTGTTGTTCTTGCCCTTATTGCTGAACACCTGCTCATACTGCTGATATATCGGGTTGCCCTCATTCCACCCGGCAAGGTACAGCATATATCGACCTTCCAGCGTGTGATCGTCGCAGAGGCGCGACAGTGGCAGTTCCAGCAATGCCACGTCCTCGGTGTGCTGCGCAGCACCGAAGTAGCCAAAGCGTAGGCGCTCGCTCTTGGTAGGTTGCGGCTTGAATTGGTCGTACAACAGATGCGGCACGTTCTCGCAGATCGTCACGTTTTTGTTCAGCTTGACAATCTCATCGCGCAGGTACGTCGTGGTCGTGATGACCGCATCCGCAAGTTTTACGTGTTCGGCGACAATCGCAGACATGTTCGTGTCGTGGTAGTGCTTGTAGAAACTGTGCCCAGTTCCCAAGTGCCAGTAATCATCCATATCAAGAATGATCTTCGCGCCGTACTGTCGTAGGATGTCAGCGACAGGCTTGACCGCCTCAATTGGCCCTGCGATCCAAGTGCGATTATACAGGAACACGTCGATAGTCCGCAGCTCTTCATCGCTCATGGTGCGCACGTCAGCGATGCTCACGAACTCGGCCTCGCTGCCGAACATCTCATGGACGCGACTGCTTGGCATCTCCAAGCGGTAATAGCTGCACCCTGTCGGATGCTGATTATAGACAATACATACACGCATAGAGCAAAGTTAGGGCAAAAAAAAGAACCCTGCGCCACCATACGCAGGGTTCAACAACCAACCAAAACTGATGCTAATATACGCTATCCTTCGAGCGTTTGTGTCGATGAGGTGACAGCGTTTGCCGCGGCAGCCGTAACCTCAACGCATGGCTCTTCTTCCATGCCAGTTAGCGTCAACTCATAGCCGCTTCTATCACCCATCGCCGTACCTGTCTGCGACGTTCCAGCACTTACTTCGATGCCATTGTTCTTGCCAAGTAGCCAATACTTGCCATTTCTATCTTTAACAATAGCCATCATACGCGCCGTAGTCACCAGCCTCAACTCGTTGCGTACAGCCTGCTGCAGCTTGTTGATGATAAGCGTAGCCTCCTGCTGATAAAAGACCGTGCCGTTCTCCGTTGATGCGTTTATCGTTTCCGTGAACTGGCCGACACCTTTCGGCAGTTCGTATTTGTAGAAGCCGCTGACACCTGCACCTGTTGTGCCGCTGCCAACGCTTCCAGTTATCGCTGTCACCTGCGATGACGCGTTAGTGACTATGCTTGTGACCGCCGTGAATGGCGCAAGCCTAATCTCCGTAATGCCGCCGACGCTGTCGCGGCATCCTAATTTATATCCAGTTGTTAAGGCGCAAGGCATGTCTATTTCGTTTAGTTATTGACAAAAGAAAAGAAGCGGGGAGGGTTGCCCCTCCCCACGAACTTACGCGGTCTTCAGAGCCGGAGTTGTAGCGTTGTTGCCCAACACCAAGCTGATGTCAGCAGGGAAGGCAATCTGCACGCCGTACTTATACGCGGCTTGGAATCTAACGCTGTCGTTGTCGTACGATGCCCAAATGCGGAATTGGTCTTCGTCGGAGAGTAAGTCCGTGCCGTAAAACAAGTTGGAGAGAGATCCAGCGAAAATACGCTGCGTGTTGTTCAATCCATTCACAGCTACGACCTTCATGTTTGTTCCGGGATAGAACATCTCGCCGCCAGCTACCTGTCCGAGGTCGCCCTGATACAAGTTGACAGTCACCAACTTATGCACGAGCATACGATACAAGTCCCATCCGCAGAAAGCTACCAAGTCGTTGTTGCTGATGACGCGTGTTGGCAGGTTGTTATATGCTGTTTCAAAGCCACTGACAATCGTCGAATCGCTGAAGTTAGCGCCAAGCTGCGCGGTTACGACGCTGGAAGCACCTGCACCATAGCGTGTCAGCCATAGCAATCCACCACCACCTGTGCGGTTCAACTGCGCATCACCTGATGGCGACGTTGCGCCTACAGCCCATCCTGCCGTTCCTGATACCGAAGCACTTGCAGCGGCAACCGATGGCACTGACTGCCAAATGGCGCGCTCAATACCTTCGGCGATGCGCTTCGCCTTCTGCGTTGCAAAAGCCTGCTCGAATGGCACGCCTTCGTAGTTGCTGCCTTGCGTCAGCTGCGATGCCAGCCAAGCCGTTTCAAGTGAACGAGGGCATAACTCCTCCTGCACCTTAACGCGAGCGACAGTGATTGTACGCTGGCTGAATGTGGTAGTGCCGTCGGCGTTCCACGCACACGCGGTTGCATCTTGGAACACAGCGTCGGTGTCCATGATGTTTAACGCTTCCTGCGACTTAATGCCCACGCGCTTCTGCAATAATGACTGCGTCTTTGCGTCAAATACAGTTTGGGTTATCAGAGGCAGCTTGTTCTGCTCGACGTACCCGGTGATTGTTGCGATTGAAAATGACATAGGTTATTTTTTTAGGGTTTTTAGGGTTTCTTGTACTTCTGCAAGTCTGCTGGCACGGCTCATCTTCACCGACTCCACAACAGCGTCACTTGCTCTCTTCTTCGGTGCAGCCGTAGGCATCTGCGCCAACGCTGACAGCGCCGTGTCAATAGTGCTGAAACGAGCGGCGTTAGCTTCGACCTCTCCGCCCATCTTCGCCATTATCTCTTCAACCTTTGCGGCCAAGGCAGCGATAGCCGCCTCCATAGCTTGCATACGCTCTTCATGCGGATCGGCGGGTGCGCCTTCGCCTTCGGGTGCTACTTCAATCTCTACCTCTTGCGCCTCAACAGCTTCGGGTGCAGCTGGTGCCGGTGCAGCGTCGCCGATCTCGACGATCTTGCCGCCTTCGGTAGTCACAACGCCAACTTCGGGGATTGAGTGCGCGCCATCAGGGGCAGGCAGCAGTCCCTCTTCGGTCACGACGTAGACCAGCGTGCCAACGGCTAGCTCGCCATCCACGCGGATCATCGTGCCATCCTCCAACTTGTAGTCGCTGAACGCCAACGGCGCAGCGGCTGGTGCTGGCGCAGCGGAGAAGCTACGCAGCACGCGGGTTAATTCTGAAATTCGATCTGATAGGTTCATAGTGTTAAATATCATTGGTTTTGATAGTATGCAAAAAACTCTCAAAGGCTTGAGCGAACTCCGCCATCGCCACCTCTATCTCCGTGTCCGTAGGTTGCATCCCGAAGTAGCCTTCAATGCTGAACCCGGTGAACTGGTCGCGCTCCTCCCAGACTTTGTCGTTCTCGACCTTGAATGATCCAAACCAGCTGCCATCCTTCGCATCCTCGTAGCCCTTGGGTGGGTTGATGCCGCGCTCCCTGTCGATCAGGTAACTCTCGAACATATAGACGCCATCAATGGCGGTGCTGTGTTCGGCGTTCACGTTATGCTGGTTGCCCTGCTTAAAATACTTCTGCACCATCTTGCGGATCGTTTCCTTCTGGAAGATCACGAAGTATTCGCCCCGCGTTTTGTCGCGGCGTATGATCGGCGTGTCTGCAAGCATCAACGGCCCTGTTAGTACGCGCTTTTCGCCTGTTTCGGTGAACCGCATCTTCTCCTTGCTGAACGCCTGAAATGGCCGCTCAATTGCAGGGGATTCAACGAGTGCGACGTAGCTGACGCCTTCGTCAACTTCGTCAATGGTCATCAGGTAAACTGGTAGTTCCATAGCCTTAAATATCATCAATTCGCCAACTGTGCAAATTCGCTGATCCTACGCAATCGCCCTGATACTGTGCGCACGTCGGATTCGACGACATACGCGCGCATGCTTTGACCTTGCCCTGCGCCTGCACCTTCATTCGGGTTAGTTAGCTGGCTATTCGGGTTCATCACTCCGCCTCCCGATGCGAAGCCTCCTGTCGTTGGAGGTGCTGACCCGCCACCGCCGCCCATATCGGCATTTGACGATCCCTGAAACTGCTGGTTGCTGATAGCCTTAACGCGGATTGCCGCTGCCGCCGCTGCCGCCGCCGCCAAGATATAACTCAACGGAGGTGGTGCTGACTTAAACGCTTTTTGCGTTGCCGTGATGCCGTCAATGATTGCAGTACCCATTGACGCCTTCTTGTTGATGTCAAAGGCTCTGCGCTGTGCTTTTTCGCTCTTGCCGGAAAATAGCGTTGTTAAGTCTGCGATGCCTTGCAGCACTTGCTTGGCGCGATCAATTTTGCGCTGCGCCCTCATTGCATCAAGTGCATCATCATCCGCGTCTGCTTTTTTCTGCTCTGCGACGCCTGTTCTTTTGACAACCACTAACTCCTGCTCAACTTGTTTGCCTTTTTGTAAAAACTGCTCCAAGCCATTAACACCAGCGTAGATATATGACGCATCATTCTCGGCCTTCTTCTTGTTAAAGGCTTCAACGGCTCGAAGGTAGTCCTCCTGATCCTTCTTCTTTTTATCGAGCGCCTGCTTGTTGATATACACCTCGTATTGCGCCCGCAATAGGTTGTGCTTGTGATAAGCCTCTGCCAGAGCTTCCTCGTCTTTAGCGTTTTTAATTCTCTGCCTTGATAAATCAAACTCTTTGGCGAAGATTTGCATCTGCGATTCGCCTCTTGCCTCCATTACTTCGATTTGCCTCTCCAACTCCAAAGTCACGTCTGCAACCGCTTTCTTAGGCTCAATGCCCAAGAATCGCTGCACCGCTGCCGTCAATTTATCCCAATTCGACACGAGCAAGCCGATGGCTACCACCGCCGCGCCGATGCCTGTTGCTATGAGCGCCAAGCGAAACGCCTTCATCGCCCCTGTGCTAGTGCCGACTGCCAACGCATAGGCACGCTGCGCCGCTGCGTTCAGGTTGACCATAAGCGCGGAGTCCTTGTTGAGCGCATTGGCAACAGCCGTAGCGCCATTCACCAACGCCAACGCC